TCGCCCGATCCATTTGTTAGCAAAATATCATATTCATAACTAGGTAAATCAAATGTTGCAGTCTGAGTGTCAGTAACTTTCCAAGAAAAAGCTCCTCCTGTTGCATTTGTTATTGTAATTGTGGCATCAGCAGCTTTGTTAGTTCTGGCTTTATCCCAAATTTGAGAAGAGACTGTATAACCCGTTAAATCTACATTTGCAGAATTACTATCTTTTAATTGAAAATCTACACTATGATCCGATCTCCTTTGGATCGTTATGTTATATGTTCCAGGTGAAATAGCCATGATTAAACTTACCATAATTAAAGCCATGTCAGTGATGAGCATAGCTATATTATTTTTAATTATAGGTTTATCACCTTTGTATGTCACTATGAACCTTATGACAAGGCAAATGCAACATAAACCAAATTAAGACCAAGGAACACCAGTAGATTTTGTAGGTGTTTTTGATTCTGTTATCTGTGCAGCAATACCAGCTTCTATTGAAGTAACTTCATCAGCACCTAAAGCAGCCTTTGCCCAAGCGATAGCATTATCTTCTGTAATATCTGCATAAGCGGTAAACGATCCACTATCAGGTTCAGCAAGACCAACAGAGCCATAAGAAGAGCCAGTATGATTTCCATCTGCATCACTAGCAGTCCAGTGAACAGTTGTTACAACATCAGACAAACTTCCCACAGTTTTTGTTGCGTTTAAAGAAACAACATTCCAAGTAACAGCCATAATAATTTTTTAATACTTTGATTATATATTAAGTGTTTTCTTCAATAGAAACACCATCTAATTTTTTCAAGCCTTCTAATAATTCCTGATAACCAATAATTTTTGTATGATATTTATTTAACTCTTGTTGCTTTTTTTGTATATCATTTTGTACTTGTTGCGCTCTTTGTAAATATGCTTCTAAAGCAGATTTTGTTTCTTCGTATAGTTCCTGTGGGGTCATAAAAAATTAATTTATCCTCATTTTACTAAACAGCTTCTAACGCTGCAACTTTGGTTTCTAATGTTTCTATCTTAGCCATAGCTTCTTGTAAACATTTCACTGCCTTCATATATACAATGCTTTGTGCAACAGATTTATAACTTTCATCGTTTTCTGTATCATAAGATGTATTAACAAGTGATGGACTTGTAACTTCAAGTTCTTGAGCAACAATTCCAATTTGCTTATGAGTTGACCAACCTGTACTACTTTTAAAATTAAAATTTCTGACTTTTATTGCTTTTATATCATTCCATTGTGAGTTTGCGTCAACAATATTTTCTTTATATTTTATATCTGAGACTTGACCATATGTGCCATTAGTATTTTCTAAATCACCATCGCCTCTAATATTTACTCTTCCCGAATTTCCGAAGAAACGAGCCACATTATTAGAAGCGTTTTGATCACTACCAACATCAAATGAACCATCAGCCTTCAGAACAATACCATGATTACTTGTATTAATAGTAGTATCTGTGCGTCCTACCAAAACATTCCCAGACGAATCTATACGGATGCGTTCACTAGCATTTACAACAAATTTAAGGCTATTATTGTTATGGTCATAATCAATTTGACCTATATCATTATCTCCACTATCACCGAATAAAATACGACCATTATGAACATTACCAGAAAGAATTGTTATACCAGAGTTGTTATTTTTTTCAAGTACTAGCTGAGACTCTGTATTAGCTGTTTGAGTTGTGTTGCTTTCAAATAAATGTAATAGATTATCAGGACTTGATGTACCAATACCCACGCTGCCAGATGATAGTACAACAAACTTATCTGCTGTACCTGCTGAACCGACACTTAGAGCAATATCAGAAGAATCATCACCAGCTTTAACTCTTAAACCATTACCTGTAGTTTCTCGAACATCTAATCTATAATTAGGACTGCTAGTATTTATACCTACTTGGCCTGAACTATTAATTCTGACTCTTTCCCCAAAACTGCCATTGCTACGAGTATGAAAAGTTATATCGCCATCTTCAGTTCCATCAGTAACATCCGTTGCAAGTACTCTTATTTGAGCATAAGTTGTTAATTGTGATGCATCATTATTTCCTTTGAAATTAAGTATGCCTAAAATATCGTTATCGGCTGGAGATGATGAATTTGCAACTAATTCTACATAAGCACCATCAGCATTAGCATTTGTACTTTCAAATCTTGCAACTTCAAAATCGCTTGCAGAAACATGAAATTTATAACTAGGATTTGTGCCTATACCTACCTTCCCAGAACTGTCAACGACAAATCTTTCAGTACCACCTGTAGAAATATTTATTTCATCTGCACCACCAGAAAAAACACCTGTGTTTGTGTCGTCATCAAAAAATAATGAAGGTGATGAGGCACTGCCATCTGGTAAAGGCAAACTTCCATCAAATTTTCTTAAATTTACAAAAGCGTTATTTGCAGAGTTTCTCAGCTGCAACATTGAATCTGTTGTATTTGCAAAAGTTTGCAGTGCAAAAGTTGTACTTGGTGCTGTAGAATCAGAATTATTTGTTGCTATCGCTTGTAACACGCTATTTATATCAGCCCTGACGTTTGCTCCTGTGGAGTTATCTATAACATAATCGTGTTGTGCCATTTCTTAATCCAAAATTTTCTCTAAGTATATCCTAAACCGCAACTAACTACCACGACCAAAACCTACTGCTGTAAAACTAAATGTTTTATTCACAGGGTTATCACTTGCATCAAGAAATTTAATAGTAAAACCACTTCCAGATATATTAGTTATCTCAAATCTTTCATTAGAGGCTAAATTATTAGCAGTAATTCCTATGCTGGGTTTTTGAGTATCAATACCAACAGTTGTATCTGCTGCCCCTGTGAAAAATGCTTGCTCAAAAGTAACAGCCAAACCAGATGAACTTGTACCACTACTTATATCACTTTTCTGCTCTGTTCTTCTGTCTAACTCTGCCTTATATCCAAGTTGATCTATTTCAATTGACTGTGCTGGATCTGTAGATTCTAATAAACATTTGAACTTAAATCCTCTACCATTATACGTTCCATTAGCAAATGTATTAAATGTTTTACCAGTAAAATCACTATCCTGATAACTAGAACCATTTGAAGGTGCATCAAGTGTAGTAGCAACAAGTAGTTTTGCGTTCACGTTAACTGCTGTGGCTGCATCAAAATCAGTCCAATCATCTAAATTCGCATTTCTAGAATCAATAAGATCATTAGGATAAAAACCTTGTGATACAAAATGCCTTGTCAAACGTAAAGGGTTAACAGAACCCAAATCTAGTATTTTTGCAAAATCATAACTACCGCCCGTTAAGAAATCTACATTACCAATAAAATCAAAATCATTTATAGCATCAAAATCTGTTGCATCATCTATTAAATCTGTGGATCCCAAAACTAAACCATTTACCTCATCAGAAAAGAAACAATCATCTCTTATTCCTTGAAAAGGTGGGTTGTCTAAATCCTCCCTATCTTCAAAAATAAGAAGTTTTGGCAATGGATCAGGATTTGTTACTACAACAGATGCCTCTCCAGAACTTAATCTACCACCATCATCTCTAAATTTTAAAATATACTCACCATCAATTGCTGGAACAAGTGTTTCATTAACTGATCCAGGTAAGGCATCAATTAAATCAACAGATTTAGTAAAAGTACCAGTGCCATCTGTTACATTACTGTGTCTTACAACTACGTTCCCACCATGCAATACATCAATATCAGTGGATTTATCAAAACGTAATCTCATTAACTGATCTGATATAGTTTCCACTCTCAGATTTTGTACATCACCAGGTAATGCAGTTTTACCAATAGATGTAAATTCTATTTCATTTGGTTTTTCACTTAATTTATTTATTGTATTTACAGAAAATACTCTAATCACAAACTTACCATTAGTAATATTATCTATATCAAAATCAGTGGCTTTTACCAATTGATTTATAAAGTTTCCATTCTTAAATTTATATTGAATATAATATCCAATAGCACCTTTAACAGCAGCAAAGGATATTGTTAATCTTGCAACCGCTTTATTATTAATAACGACAAGTGATTCAGAAGCAGTTAAATTCTGTGGAGCAGGTAGTCTCTTAGTTATTAATGTAAAGTTTTTTGTAGGCAAGGCAGTACCATCTTCAACAAAAGCATATTTGCCGCTGTTATGTGATGCAGCTGTAATACTAAATGTAAGATTTTCTTGCTCTTGTACATTTACGACTCTCCATGTTGTAGCTTCTAATGAATTATTTTCTATAACCCAAACACTATTTGCCTGTGGTACAGAAGAAAAAGCAGAAGAAACACCAATAGTTGTACCAGAAGTACCAGAAGTGCTTATTGATCTTGTCTCTAATGTTCCATTAGATAAAATGACTGATAGTTTTGCACCTGTTAAAGATTTAAGGGCATCACCATCACCATCATCAATTTCTATCTGAGTTGTACTGATACCTGTTTTTATTCTTCCTCCTCTTCTAACTCCCTGTTTCACTTCATCTGCTATAGATATTATCTGTCCAGGACGTACCAAAACACCTGCTTCAGCAGTGATATTAAAGTTAACTATCTCAGATGAATTATTTTGGTTAAATAATAGCCATTTCGCCATTCTTGAAGCTTGTCCTCTTGATGTTGTGGCAAAACTTTTTATAGTCTGTGTCTTTATTCCATATCTTGACTGTGCTGTTTTGTCATCTTCTGTTTCATAGTCAATATTAGTTGTTGTCATATCAAAGAAGCCTACATTTATCTTTGTAAACTTAGCTTTTTGACTTTGATTACTATATGAAAAACCACCTTCAGTTACATTAGAAATATTGAAAGTATAGACAGGATCAGATGGTCTATCTTGTGAGATCGTAATACTACCAGCTTCATAAAAAGCCTGTACTCTCATTACAGAACAAAGATCCTGTATAAGTTCAAAGGCTTCTTTCTGATTATTAATATTTACATTGCAACTAAATCTAGCTTCAGTTGTGTTATTTCCAGATCCATCATCTATCTGTTCTGAGTTATATTCAGAAGCAGAATAGAAAGCAAATTTATCTATATTTGTCTCTGGTATTGACGCTCCATAACGAGTATTAGTTAAAACATCATATAAAACCCAAGCTGGATCGCTTGTCCACTCCTTATCTGTTTTTAACGTACCATTAAAGCTACCACTGAAAGATAAGCTACCATCAGATCTTACAGTTGCATTATGTGGAATCTTAACTTTTATACCTCTTATTCTGTATGTTCTGGTTGGTATCGATCTAAATGATTCAGAATTAAAACGTAGGCCAACGTGTGCAATATCTACATAAGCTCTTTTTTCTGCTGTTATCTCTGTAAAAGATGACCAACTGAATTTATTTCGTAAATTAGTATCGGTAGAATCATTAGTAACCCTAGTAACAGTAGCAGTTAAAGGATAATTTAGACCTGATAAATTTTTAATCATATAATCTCTGAAATACTGTGTATTTGTTTTACCAACAACAGCACCTCTAGAACCAGAAATAACAGTATGTTCTACTCCATTATTTTCTGTAATTTTTATTCGTAAATTAACTTGAGTACCGTTTGTTTCACCTGTTTGTGTATTAAATTCTTGTAATAAAGGAAAAACAATAGTGATTCTTAATTTATCTATCTGATTTGATATTGATCTTGATACTGGAGTTGCTTTTGTGACTTCTATACCAACCGCAGTTTCAGATTCAATTTCATTGATTGTTGTAAGTGCAGTCTGATCAGACGTTCCAAATCTAGGTTCAAAACTTATATCTTCTCTTGAAAAATTAAAATCACCTTCTGTGAGTTTATTTATATTTGCTGAACTTTTTAAAATTGGTGTTCCATTTAAATGAACATTTTTTAAAGATGCAATATTATACTTATCAGTGCCTCTTGTAAGACCTGCGTCTAAAGCAGCAGGGAATCCATTTATCTCTCCTTCAGATAATACATCTATAAGATCATTAGATTGCTTACTTGATAATATTGATTCATTGTGTGTAAAAATACCATCAACCTCACCAGTTACAGTGTTATCTTGCTTTGTAAAAGTGGCATTACCTGATGTTGAAACAGAAGTGCTGCTTGCAACTTTAAATACTGTTGAAGAGGTGACAGAGGTGACGGTTACATTTTCTGTTGTAGCAGAACCAGATGTAATATTTAGGTCAACGATATCACCTACAGCTAAAGTTTCTGTGCCGTTATGAGTGACAGTTATTGTATTTCCTGTTTGAGAATAAGTTGCAGATTTTTCTTTATCAATAAAAAATGTAATTGCGTAGCTTTGAGAAGCTGAATATGTTTGCGTAACTGTAAAAACTGTAGAAGAAGTTACTGAAGCTACAAATAATTCACCTGGTTCTGTATCTTGGCTCAAAATGTGCTGCATGAATACCTTATCACCAGCAACGACTGTTACATTCCCATCATGTGTAATTGTTCCTGTTGTGCCCGTTTGAGAATATGTTGCAGATTCAACAGTTACACCATTTTTTCTTACTAATTTACCTGTTAAAGAGTCAAATTCGACATCATCACCAATACCTTTTGCGCCAAAACTCTTAAAAAAAGCATCTAACTGTTGATCTGTCGTGCTGCCAAAGAAATGAGATTCAATGGCATCATCGATCATATATTCATCACCTGGCTGAAAATTTGACATTAAACAGAAACCTCAATCTGGTCTGTATCAATTCCGTTTGATACATTTATACTTCCGACAAAGATTTCTCCAAATACAAGAGGGAGTGCAACACCAGCACGACTAACGTTTGTAACCCCACTAAAGGCAAAGTTAACAGTGGCATCTTCTGGTTCTAAAGATGACATCGGTTTTGGTTTTGGTGTTAGATAGTTAGTTATATCTTGAAGTATCAAACCTGCTCCCAAAGTTACTAAGGCTGAAGCGACTGCTGAAAAAGCTTTTATTTTGGATGCACCTATTAACAAACCACCTAAAATAGCGAAGAAAAAAGCACCTTCTACTACAGGTATGATTTTAATTTCATCTTTTATTGGATTATATAAATCATCTTCTGTCGCATTATATCCACCCATATCTATTCGATAATACTTATCAACCATATAACTTTCTAATTTTGGATGGTTGCATATTAAAAACTTCATAACCTCTACAGGATTTTTAACTTCTGCC